AGCGGTAAGCACCTGAATCTGACGAATACGTGCAGGGCCAACACCCGCTGACCCCGTACCCGTTAAGCGTTTGGATTGTACATCAGAGCGCATCTATCAGTCTTTCTTTTTCTTAGGACGACCACGCTTCTTTTTAACAGGCTTTTCTTCCCACGCCTCATTTACATCAGGTGTAGAAGGATCATCTGCTTTCAGCGTCCCGTCTGAGTTACGTGCGCGAACCTTTGTAGTCTTTAGTGGATTCCCATCTGGGTCAAGACCACGAGCCGCTAACTCTTCAACACTAGGTGGTTTCCATTTACTCATTGGTCACCCCCTTACGCTGCTGCGATTGTGCCGCCTGTGTCAGAACGCTTCCAGTTTGTTCCGTCAGAGAAAGCTATAATAGCAGAACCAGCCGCACCGTTAGAAACATAGATGATTGTTCCTGCACCCGCATCAGAAGCAGATGGTGCGCTCGCAACTGTGTAGGTTGGAACTTTAATGTCACCAATGAAACCATCAGTAGATGTCACTGGGCCTGAGAATGTAGTTGAAGCCATATTAATACCCTTTGCACAAGGTTTCGCCTAGCAGTCTGTGCAACGTCAGGTGGGGCGGAATCCTGTCTGCAAGGCTAATGTTGCCCCAAACGCAGAATAGCATACTCCAGAAAAAAAGAAAGGGCTGCGTTAACAGCCCCTTCCAAAAGTTCTATTGAACTAATTATGCACCTGGTGATCCGTAGATACCTAGTGGGTCAGATACGCCGAATGAGTAACGCTCACGCGCTTTGTAGCGCACGTTACCTGTATCGAAGTCACCATCCATAGATGTCTGCATTGAAGTACGCACAAAGTGCTTCATGCCATTTGGAACATCTGTAGTGATGAAGAAGGCATCTGTGTCAGTTAGGTAGTGATTGACACGATATCCTTCTGGGATCGAACCATTCGAACGCAATGCGTTGATGTCGTTATCCGCTGTACCTGTGCGTAGCTCTGTTTGTAGCAAACGAGTTGCAACGAACATAAGCGCAGGTGGAACAATCAACTTGCGTGGACGAGCTGCAATCAATAGGCCGCGTTCATCAGTGTACGCTGCAATATCGATAACCGCCTGTTCAAGCGAAGTTTCGTTCAGGTCTGCGTTTACTGCAGGCTTGTTTGAGTTTGTTCCGCCTTCCACTGTTGGGTGGTTAGTCGCAAACAAGAATGATCCGTCACCTGAAGTGAACGTATCAAAGCCTGTGTTCAACAAAGAAGCCGATTTAACCTGCTTGGTGTACGCCATAGCACGAGCCAAGGCTTTTGTATAACGAGCAGATAGTGAATCGTACAGGTTGTCTTCCATCGCCTCTTCGGTGACAGAGAAGCCCATTGCAACCGTTTCGTGGTTGTAGCGAGCTGTGAACGATTCTTGTGCATTATCATAAGAAATTGCTGTGCCTTCTGCTTTCACAGGGGCTGCTGCAAAACCTGATAATTTGACTTCTTCCTCAAAGCTACGCTCTGAGTTTTCAGTTTCGTAAATCTCTGCATGTTCGTTTTCGTACTTGTCGTACTCAAGTCCAAACAATGCATTAAGACCAGGTAATAGCTCTTTAAGGAGCTGGGCGCGTGAAATAGCCATAGTCTAATCTCCTTATAAGCCAACGTTATTTGTCATCTGGTGTGCGCCAGGATTGAACTTAACAAGTACATCTGGATACGCATCACTTGCAGGTGACACATGAGCAACAACACGGAAGGCTGCTGCTGTAGTTACCACTGTCGCATCCAATGCAGAAGTAGAGTTACCATAGGTGGTATCACCTGTTGAGGTAGACTGCGCTGACGCAAAGAATGTGTTAGTGCCAATTACGGTTTGCGCTCCTGCACCATCAAGCTGCGCTTGGAATAGTACGTTTGGATCGTCAACCACATAAGCTTTAATCGCACCACCATTGGCTGTGCCTGATGGATAGTACTGAGCCTGAACTGTTTGGCCTGAAGAGTTTACATATTCACAACCTACGAAGACGCCAATGCCGCCAACGCCTGTTGTGCCTGAAATGCTGTTCGAGGTCAGGTCTGCACCTGTACCAGTTGCCAGCGCGATATACCCATCGGCCCCGATGATTACAACTTGCCCGTAGAATAGGTTTGTCGCTTCACCTGCAGGATCGATGAGATACTGGGACGTTGCCCCAGCGTATGGCTTTCCATCCGCACTGCGGACTGGACGAAGGCCATAAGGAGCTGCTGTAGTAGCCATAGCTCTGTTTCCTCATAATCTGAGTTTCAACCAAGCAAGCTCCCCCTAAAGGTTACTTGCCAAACGATGATCGTGTGCTTCGCTCTGGATTCAGAACGGGCATACGTGGGTCTGAGTTGCGCAAGTAGGAGTTATCAACAGCGGTCATCTGGCTTGATGCCTGATTTAGCTGCGCTTCACGTCTAGCCTGCACATTTTCGGTTGAGTTCTGACATAGCAATAACCCACCGACCTCAATATTGTCTGTAAATCGAGAATCGATATCAGACACAACTTGAAGGTTTGGATGATCTTCTTTCGGACAGGGTGTCCAGCCCTCACGAAATCTGGAAGAAACATTCGTATTGTCACTCTGACCAAGTGTTGATGTGCGAATCCAACGGTATTCAATACCATCTCTGGGTTCGGGGACAGGTAACATAGAAGGTCTCTGCCATGACACCTTGCGTTGAGACTCTTCACGGGTCTCAGAATTGCGCGAGTTTCTGTTCGTCATCAGTTCATGTCCTTCATTAATTGCGCCGCATATTGTTCATTTGTCAGACCAAGCCGCTTGGCGAGAGCGGCCTGCGTTGAGGTCAGCTTAACTCTGCGTGGTTTTTTGCCGCTTCGAGCGGCAGGGGCAACCACGTTGCCAGCTTGACGTTGGGGTGCTGACACCTCAAGAGAACCATCGTCAAACTTTTCTGGGAACACGCGGCGAACCGCTGTGTCTATTTCATTGTAGTACCGTTCTGTATCTGGAGCAATACCCTCTGTTACAAGGCGCTGATGAAGGCCATATGCATAGCCAGTCATTTCTGCGTCTTTTTCAAACCAATCGTTTCTCTTTGCCCACTCCAAAGCGCGGTCACTTGGACGAGGCGGTGTTGGAGTCTGCTGTTGGTACTGAGGCTGTTGAACCTGCCGCTGCCTTGGTTGAGGCTTGTAGTTCTCATACCGTGACTTCTCAGTCTGCAGCATTGTTAGTTTTTCCTGTGCCTCAATCAAAGCATCAGGATCACCTGTTTCGTAGGCAGCTTTATACGCAGCCCTTGCCTTATCAAGCTCTGCAGCTACACGGCCTTTAGCTTGATTCACAAGAACGCCTTCGCCTTCTTCTAAGGTCTTACGGAGTTTTTCGTTTTCTTGCTGTATTTGCTGTGCGTAACGAAGAGCTTCTTCACGCAGGTTTTCTGCTTCAATGCGTTGACGTTCTTTCTCTTCGCGCTCCCAAGTCATCTTCTTGATTCGCTTCTGAACGCTTTCACTATAAGATTTTATCTCATCGTCATCTTCAGAAAGAGAATCGTCTACTTTGGCATCTTTTGCCTGACGAGGTCTGTTTTGATGCTCTGGCGGTAGATCGTCTACGATCTCAATCTCAAAGCCATCATCGCCATCTTCAGTGGCTATCGGACTTCCTGTAGCCTTTTCAATAGCTTCTGCGACTGTTTCATCTTCAAAGTCTTGTTCTTCAGCTAAGTTATTCATGCCCGTGTGTACCCCCTTGGATCATCGACCACTGCTTCCACAGTGTCGTCGTTAATAAGTCTGAACTCTTTTCCATGAATCTTGAATCGAGTGCCTGAGTAAGAACGGAAGATTACAAAATCCCCTTCTTCACAGAACGATCCATTTGGAAATTTGTCTTTATCTGCGTAAGCATCTGGGCCTAGCTTCATAACAAAACCAATGATTGATGCCGTTTCTTCTGCGGACTTGAGTCCGTCTGGCATAAAAACCCCACCTTCGGTTTTATCGCTGACTTCGGGTACACCAATAAGGATTTTATATCCTTGCGGTCTTGGTAGTTTAGAGGCTACCTTTTCCTCTGTTGTTGTATTACCTGTATACATTTCTGTCCTTGCAGTGATTAAAGGCTCACAGATACCTTGCGTGGACTATCCACGAAGTACTCCCAAATCTAAGATAACGAAAAAAGTTCTACGTTTCAATATATCTCTTTTCGATTTCTGCTAAATCCTGCCGAATGAACTGTAATCCTTCGTTTCTTCCCACCAAACGATTGTACATTGCCATGTCTTCGGCCTGACCTGATGCGAGGTAAACCTTTATGTCTTCCTCGTATTCATCAATCCTCTTAGAGAGGAGTTTGAATATATCATCCATCTCCCTTTGTTAGCTCCTTTGCTATTTCTAAACCTAATTTTGCGCCTTCCTTCTGATCAGCTCTTTGGTTTTTATCTAGATCAGTTGCGAGTTTAACACCAAGACGCGCCCCTTCGCGCTGGTTCTCTGCGGATATGCGCTCTGCTTGAATTTGTGCATTTGAACTTTTTGCCATTGCATCAATCTGAAGCTTCTGCGTATCCATCTGGATTTTATGCTCAAGCTCTTTTGCTTTGAGTTGCAACTCTTGCTGCTGCATTTGAACAACAGGGTCTTGCTGCTGTTGTTGTATTTGCTGCTGTTGCGCTTCCATCTGGTCTTTCTGAAGTAACTTCTCTGCCGCATCTTTTGCCAAGCGAGAGATTTCTATTTCGATATCTTCTGGTAGTGGTTCATCCTCGTTTGGCATTTCCACACCAAGCATCTTCTCAATCTCACGACGATATTGGAACGCAACGTGTTCTGTGATGTGCGCTGACATTGACTGACTGATAGCCTGCGCAAACGGAGATTGACCAATCATCTGCTGCATCTTGGGGTCTTGCATTGCAGCCATATGAACTGCGATGTGTGCATCGTGATCTTGATACTTAAACGCTTTTACTGGCTCCTGCTTCAAGATCATCATGTTCTCAGTTACAGGATCAGCAGGTTTAATATCATCTGGTAGTTTGATGATATCGTCCGCGTCTTGGATACCAAGAACCTCTAACATTTGGCGATGCAACTTCCCCATGTCATAGAGTTGAGGAGCTTGCTGAGAAAGCTGCAAAGCCGCCTGATACTGCATGATGCGCTGGGACATGGTTGCAGCATTAGGATCAGAAACAGGAATTACATCCACACGAGCATCAAAGTCACGCTGACGATCAAAGTCACCATCCATCTCGTATGCGTATTCTGCTGGCATGTAATCACGAATGATACGTGCAAGAAGGCGAAGTTCGTTTTTCATGGATGCATGCATACGTGCCTGCACACCACTCATCACCTTCATAGATCGCTCCATCAAAGCAAGCGTTGTACCCACGGGTGCCTGTGAGTTCATATCACCTACTTGAATATCGGCTACTGATCCAATGCGTCTGCCTTCTTCGACGATATTTCCAAGCAAAGAGTAGAGTACCGACGAAGGCTCTTTGTAAGGGATGAATGTAATCGAATCCCGTATTGCGCCACCTGGAACATCCACGTCCCTGAACTCACCAGGCATAAGCGGACTGTCATCCCCTTTAATGCGGAGGCCGCGAGCTTTAAGACCAGCAGGTAAATTCGATAGCGTACCAGCGTCAATGAGCTGACGGAGAATCGAGGTAGCCGACTTCGCAAGTCCACCAATAAGGTGGATAAGTCCCGTTCCATAGAAGCCAAGTCCTGGGAGATATTT